CGGCTCATGGCCGTGATGCAGCGGGCAGGGCTGCTCCCGCCCTTGCCCAAGGGAGTTGTCACACCGACGATCATCGCCGGTCTCGATGGACTTGGCCGTTCAAGCGATCTGCAAAGACTCGATGCTCTCCTTCAAGGGGGCACGGAGTTCTTCGGACCGCAGGGCATGGCCGAGTATGTCAACGCTGGTGCTTATCTCAAGCGCAGAGCGGCGGCACTCAGCATCGATATCACGGGCGTGATCCGTTCGGAAGAAGAAGTTCAACAGGCCCGACAGGCTGCGGCCCAAACGGCACTTCTCCAGAAGGCGGCTCCGGCTGGCGTGAAAGCCATGTCCGATCAAGCCATCGCTGCCCGGCAAGAAGGGGCAGCGCAACCGCAGTAGGAGGTAGGGAATAATATGGCACGAAGCACCACACCGCCCGGCCAGCTTGGCGAGGAAGCCCGTCATGGGCTCGCCGACAATGTGGCCGGTGCGGAGAACGCAGTAGGCATCACTCCGGAGATGCGTAGCGGCAAGCCCAAGTCGGGACTCGATTCGGGTCCTGACCGGCAAGAGAACGGTTCGTTCGCTCCTGCCAGCTACGAACTCCCGAAGCGCCCCAAGGCGAGCCGTCCGTTCATTCGGGTGGATCGCTAATGCAGTCGGTCGTCATCGGCTCAGTCGAGGCCGCAGCCACAGCCACGGCTGCTGCTGAGGCGGCTGCTGCCGCTAAGGCCGCAGTGGGCACCACAGTCTCGGTCAATGCGGACGGAACCAAAGCCACCGTACAGCGAGATGCGGACGCCGTTGCGGCAGCGGAAGCTGCGGCAAAGAAGGCAGCCGAAGACGCCAAGAACCGCCCGGCGTGGTTGGACGAGAAGTTCAAGACGCCGGAGGAACTGGCGGCTGCGTACAAGGAATTGCAAGCGAAGCTCGGTGCCAAGCCTGCGGCAGAGAAGAAGACCGATGCGCCCACTGGCACTCCCGCAGAGATCGCGTTGAAGGCTGGGCTGGACCTGCAAGCCCTCAACAACGAGTACGCTGCGAACGGTGCCTTGTCGGATGCTACGATGGCGAAGCTGGCCGAGAAGGGCATCACGCCCGGAATGGTCGATGGCTACATCGAAGGCATGAAGGCTCAGGTCGCTCAGGATCGCAACGAACTCCTCACTGTCCTCAACGGCAATGAGGAAGACTTGGCGACCCTGTACAAGTGGGCCGAGACCAATCTCTCGAAAGAAGAGATCAAGGGCTACAATGCTCTGGTCACTGGCCCGAACCGCAACATCCCCGCTGCGAAGGTCTACCTCGACGCAATGGTGAATCGCTACAACGATGCGCTGGGCAAGGACCCGAACACTGTTGTGTCCGGTGCCTCTGTTCCCGGCGTAGCGTCTGGCGTGAAACCATTCGGCGATCGGAGCGAGATCGTCGCTGCGATGCGTGATCCCCGTTACGAGAAGAGTCCGGCGTACCGTGCTGAAGTCGAATCACGGATTGCTGTGACGAACTTCTAATGGCGGGCATTCTCGATATCCTCGCTGGTCCCATCAAGGGGCTGATGGATGGTGCGCTGAGCATCATCAACAGTATCAAGGGTGGATCACCCGAGGAGCGCAACGCTGCTACGTTGGCGTTGTCGCAGCTTCAGACCGACTTCCAAGCGAAGCTGGTCGAAGCTGACTTGGAGATCGCCAAAGCGCAGCGCGACGTGATCGTCGCCGAGGCGCAAGGCAATTCATTCCTCCAGCGCAACTGGCGTCCGATGACGATGCTGTTCTTCTGTACGCTCATCGGCACTGTTGTCTGGACTGGTGGCTTCGTGAATGGTCATCAGCTTGACCACGACTTCGTGATGGAGATTCTGTCCATCGTGAAGCTGGGCCTCGGCGGCTACGTCGTGGGCCGGTCGGCTGAGAAGATCACTCCTCAAGTCGCCAAGATGTTCGCTAACCAGAAGTAGGCTGGGTCGCTCCCAGCCGAGGGCGGCATACTCCGCTTAAGGGGTGATACCCTTAGCTATCCGACTCATCATCGGGCGTTGCCCTTTATCTGTAGCACATGCTCCCTGCTGGGATTGGCACTGCTTCGGCGTGCCCCCTCCTCACGCTGATCTGGCGTCCCCCGGCAGGGACACATCTCTTCTTAGAGAGTGTTGCTGAACTAGTAGCCTTGACCCGCTGCGGCGGATAATCCTGCGCGAACGAACGGCGGCTGTGCATCCCTGTTTACAACCACCTACCGTTTCTCAAGGATTCTCCTATGGCCTCCCCGGCCACTATGTCCCCCTCCCGCCTTGGGCAGATCAACGCGACCGGCGATGCCGATGCGTTGTTTCTCAAGGTCTTCGCTGGCGAGGTTCTGACCGCCTTCGACCGCAAGGTCGTGGCGATGAGCCGCCAGATGCTCCGCAACATCGATCACGGCAAGTCCGCTTCCTTCCCGGCGACGTGGAAGGGGACGGCGGGCTACCACACCCCCGGCACCCAGCTTCAGGGCACCGGCATCAAGGCCAATGAGCGTCTCGTCATCATCGACGACCTGCTCGTGGCCGACCGTTTCATCGCGAACATCGATGAAGCGAAGAACCACTACGAAGTGCGTTCGATCTACTCGCACGACATCGGCGAGGCGCTGGCTCAGGCGTTCGACAAGAACAGCTTGCAGGTCATGGCGCTGGCCGCTCGTGCTTCTGCCACCGTTCAGGGTGGCAACGGCGGAACCGTGGTCGCTGGTCTTCCGGCGCTCGGCTCCGTGTCGGCTGCCGACTTCGAGGAAGCCGTGTTCGACGCCGTGACGGCGCTGGACGAGAAGGACATTCCTGAAGACGAGCGTTACACGTTCTGCGCCCCGGCGCTCTACTGGAACCTCGTGGCCGGTTCGAGCAAGCTGGTGAACCGTGACTACAACGCGAACCCGCAGGGCGGGTACAGCGCCGGTATCATCAACCAGATCGCCGGTACGGAACTGGTGAAGACCAATAACCTGCCGAAGACGAACGTCACGACTGGCCCCACGGCCTATCAGGGCGACTTCCGTCAGACGGTCGGTCTGGTCTGCCAGCGCCGGGCGATGGGAACGGTCAAACTGATCGATCTCGCGACCGAGATGGACTACCTGATCGAGTATCAGGGAACCCTGATGGTCGGCAAGTACGCTGTCGGTCACGGCATTCTGCGCCCCGAGTGCGCAGTCGAGTTGTCCTCGTGGGCTGTCAGCACGAGCGGCGTCTCGGGTGACGTGACGAGCTAAGAATGAGCCAGCGCATCATCCGTTTCGTTCCTAGGACGGTGCGCCCCGGAGCATTCCCTGCTATTACTTCCAAGTCGTCCCCCACAGTGGTGATCCTCACTGCTGTGTGGGGACGCTTGGAGGTTACCCGAGTCTGGTACCAGTTCGCTCGCAGGATGGTAATGCAGTGCGAGAAAGCTGGGATGAAGGCTCGGATTGTTGTAGGAGGGGATCAACCGGAGCACCGACTGCTGGCGCAAGAGATGAGAGCAGAATGGGTGGAAACGCCCAATCGCCCTCTCGGCGCGAAGTGGAACAACATCTGCGAGTCAGCCTTCAAGGATACGAACAGTGATTACATGTTCGTCGTGGGCTCTGATGACGTGGTGTCTCCAGCGCTAGTCAATGATTACATCTTCCACATGAAGAAGGGCACGCCGTACGTGGGACTTCAGTCCTGCATGTTCTTCCATGTGTACGATCAGACCCTCTTCAACTTCTCTCAACTTGGGGTGACAGTCGGCGCAGGCCGCCTGATCCACCGCAACGTACTTAGCACGGCGGGCTTCCGACCGTGGATGGACGAGAAGGAGAAGGGGCTGGACAACAGCATGGATACAAAGACACTCAAGCGGGTTGTTGCGACAACTCGTCTTGGCACAAGCTCCACGAAGTTCATCGTGGACTTGAAGTCTGACGTGAACATCTGGTCCTACAAACGCCTCCGGTCCGTGAAACCGGCTGAGCTAGACCAACCCCTGAGCACTATGGCCTGCCTCCCCGAGTGGGCGGCGATCCAGCGGCTCAAGTCCGAAATCAACAGTCAGATTCCCTCACAAATCTGACTGCCCCTTTTCAAGAGGAATCATGGCACAGATCACGAAGCTGAACGCGACCACTGAACTCGAAGCGGTCAACGCTATGTTGGCTGCCTTGGGCGAAGCGCCCATCGCAGACTTCGATGGCGGGGTGTCGCTGCCGGATGTTCAGATCGCGCTCAACACGCTGCGTGATGCTGTCCGAGAGGTACAGTCGATGGGTTGGAAGTTCAACACCGAGTTCGGCTACCAACTCTCTCCGGCTCTCACGTACGCCTACAAGGACAAGTCCGGCCAAGTCACCGGCCTGAACGTGTTCCTCGCTCCTCCCCGGCTCATCAAGGCCGAGATCACGCAGGTCATCGAGCAGATGACGCCCGTGCTCGATCTCGTCCTCCGGCCAGCCCGTAGCCTCGTTGTCACCGTCTCTGGCGTGGACGACACACTGACCGTCTCACAGGTCTCGGACCTGAGCGTCAGTGGCTCGATCAAGCCTCGCGTCTTCTACGACCGAGTACTGAATCGCGATGGACTGGACAGCAACAAGTACGAGTTCCTCTACATCGACCCGGTGTGGCTGTTCGACTTTGAGGACATGCCCGAAGTCGCTCGCCGGTTCTCGCTCATCCTTGCCATGCGGCGCTTCCTTGCCTCGCAGGCACCGTCAGTCAATCTTGTGGGCTTCTCTGAGAAGGATCAGGGCTTGGCCCTCCGGAACCTCAAGGTCGAAGAAGGCCAAGAGGACGATTACAACATGCTGGACAACTCCGATGTTGGGTCCGTGGACCTTGGCCGTCGCCCCGGTGGGCGTGGCTTCGCTCCTGTCGATCCTCGCCGGAAGAGTCCGGGGAAGTTCTAAGATGAGCCTCATACAGCAACGGATAGCCAGCCTCCTGAACGGCATTAGCCAGCGGCCCCAAGAACAGCGTCAGCCGTCTGAAGCAGACGTTCAGTTGAATGCCCTGTCTCATCCTGTACGTGGCTTGATGAAGCGGCCTCCGTTTCGATTCTTGGCGAAACTCGCTTCAGTGAGCAACGACTACTCGGATGCGTTCACGCACAACATCCTGCGCGACGAGTCCGAGGAGTATCACGTCGTCATCAGCAACGGAGACATTCAAGTCTTCGATGCCCTGACCGGCGAAGAGATCACTGTCCTGCATCTGGCTCACCAACACGGTGTCTCCGTCTCCAATCTGGACGACGGCTACCTCACCGATAATGTGAGCGCAGGCTTTCGAGCAGCCACGGCTGGTGACACTACCATCGTGGTCAACCGAGGGATCGAGACGAAGCGGGGTGGCACGAAGACGCTGCCCAAGACCTTCGACTCCCTGATCTACATCCGGCAGGCCGACTACGGCACCACGTACCGAGTCTCGATCAACGGTATTCAAGTCGCGATCCAGACCGTCACGGGTGCCACGGCGGATGCCCGACCTGACATCAGCACAGAGCGTGTGGCAGCGGACTTACTGTCGGCGCTCCAGTCGAAGCCCGAGTTGGCGAACTTCGTGTTCACCCTGTTCGGCTCGACTATCAGCATCGCGAACATCGATCATCAGGACTACTCGCTCGTTGTCGCTGACGGCCTCGCCGATCAGGGACTCCGGGCAGTGAAGGGCAATGTCCAAGCCTTCGAGGACCTGCCCCGGCGAGCCCCGAACGGCTTCCGGGTGGAGATCGCCGGAGACCCCAACTCGAACCTCGATAACTACTGGGTGCAGTTCGATGACACGAAAGGGCCGGACCAAACCGGCGTATGGCTTGAGTGTCCTGCTCCTAGCACTATTGTGGACTTCGATCCGGCCACACTACCGCATCGACTGGTTCGCTTGGGTGCCATCCTTTCTGAGACGCCACACGTAGGGCTGAAGGGCTTCCCCGGCGCGAAGATCGTACCGATCAACGCTGTGGACAAGCTCCGGTGGGTGAACCTCATCACCAACGGAGTGAGCGGAGTCTCGGCTCCGAACACTGTCTCAGGCGGTAACGCTCTCTTCACCACGTTGCTTGTCGTCAAGGACAACAACGATGGTGCATGGCTCAAGCTCGATGGTACGTTCAGCAAGCTCGTCTTTCCGTTCATCGTGGACACGACCGTCGTGGTCCCGGGGAACGAAGTCTTCGTCACGCTCTACAAGAATGGGACGGAGATCGACCGGCTGACGTATGAACCGGGCAAGGCATTCTTCCCGTCGAATCAGGTTGCCATTGCGAATCAGGAAACGCTCATTGCGAACCTGAAGACGCAGATCGCAGCCGTGCAGGCCAAGATCAACACGAGTGGCATCTTCGCGATCCTCTACAGGCCGCAGATGGATGCGCTCCAGAAGCAATTGACCGATGCCGAGGCAACGCTCCAGCAGATGGAGTTGTCGCAGGCTCAGGCCAACACACCCACGAGCTTCGCTGTCGAGACGGATGTGTCTGGAAACCCTGCCGGAGTTCCGGGGGACATCTTCAGCATCATCCTGACCTACACGTTGGGTGAAAGCATGGACTCCGGTACGTCCGGTGCCCTGCAAGCCTTTCACAAGGCGAGCCTCATCCTGAAGAACATCTCGGGAGTCGAGGTGCCGACGAAGCAGATCATCTTCTCGTCAGACCTGCTGTATCCGGCTGGCGTGGAAGTTGTCGTTGCGATCAATGGGAACACGTACACCTATACCGTTCCCGCCGAGTCCACTGCCGAGGAAGTTGGTGCCGCAGTGAACGCCATGCTTCAGGCCGAGGGTAGCATCACTTCAGCGCTTGACGCTACGAGCGATTCACGGGTCAACATCTTCGACAATGACTCCTCGATCCCAGACCTAGCCGTCACGGTGGGGCTGGACAATCGAAACGTCTTCAGCAACCCGACGCTGAGCATGGTAACCAACGTGTTCGCTGGGTTCACCCTGAAGAACATCTCCGATGGCTCCTCTGGGACCATCGAATCGAACACGAGTAGCTCCATCAAGCTGCTCGGAACTGGCCCGAGTTCAGATGTCTTCCTGACTGGCGGCGTGGATAACACGTTCCAGCCGGGCGATCTCTGCACCGTTGTGGGGACAGGCCGGTACTTCGTCTGGGAGCAGTGCCCTTGGAAGTCTAGGGGCGCTGGCGATCTTACGGTGGTTCCGTTCCCCAGCTTCATCGACAAGCAGATCAGCGATGTGGCGTTCTACCAGAATCGATTGGTCTTCTCCTCGAAAGAGAACATCGTGTTCTCCATCGTGGGTGACCTGTTCAACTTCTTCCGGTTCTCCGGGGCGCAGTTGCTCGCGTCCGATCCCATTGATGTCAAGGCTGCCCACCGAGAGGTGGCGCTGTTCCACTCACTCGTGATGTGGAACGAAAGCCTGTACGCCATCTCTGAGTCGGCTGAGTTCCTCGTCACTGGTGAGCCTGTGCTGACGCCTACGACGATTCGCATCGACGTAGCGGGGCACGTAGCCAATCGGGCTGGGCCTCGGCCTTTGCCTCTTGGCAATCGGCTCTACCTTACTCGGAACAAGGGTGGTTTCACTCAGGTCCCCGAGGTGTACGTCAGCGATAACACAACGGCCAAGCTGAACGCGAATGACATCAGCGCCGACGCTCCCAAGTACGTGAAGGGTACACCCATCGCGATTGAGGGCGACGACCAACTGGGTCTCCTGTTCGTCCTGACCGACGAAGGCAAAACGATCTACGTCTACAAGTATCTCATCGATGACTCCAATGGCTCCCGAGTCCAAAGCTCGTGGTCCCAGTGGACGCTTGCCTCGGGCAAGATCATCGGCATGAGCCTAGTGGATGGTGATCTCGCCGTGCTGGTGCAAGAGTCCGATGGCTTCTACTTGTATCGGGCCGACCTGCACGTCACCCTCGACAGCGACAACGCTACCGAGGAAGCCTTCAACAACCTCGACCGACGTGTCGAGAACAGCACCAGCGGCTTCTCGGACTCTGTGTCCGGCTCGGAGACGCTGATCGATCTCCCGTATGCGATCAAGACCGATGGCACCGATGGTGCCGTGGTCGTGGTGAATCGGGACACTGGCGCGAAGTACACGCCCGTGAGCAGTGGCACGCCTTCCACGCAGATCGCCGTCGCTGGGGTTGACTTGACTTCGGCCAACCTGTACGTGGGCGTGAAGCATCGCTTCCGCTACAAGCTCTCTCGAATCTTCTGGCGTGCTGCTCAAGGTGGCCCACCGGAGGTTGGCGGGAGATTGCAACTGCTTCATCTCGATGTGTACTACCATGACACCACCGACTTCGTGTTGGCGGTGAAACGGCTCGGTCGTACGGAAACCTTCATACCTGTGCAGTTGCTTGCGGCGAGATCGGGCTTTCAACGCTTTCCGATCTCGGGTCGCAACACGTACACCGACATCGAGCTTACCAGCTACTCCCCGGGTACCTGCGCCTTCTCGGTGCTGGACTGGGAGGGGGAGTTCACACTCAGGAGCCAGAGGGTATAGTGAAGCCAATCGTTCGCAGGGCGGATGTTCGTGTAGCGAAACATTTCGCTGACAACCTCCGCCCTGCGGATGCCCGTGAGTTAGAAGCGGCGCATCCGAACCTGCCGTTAGAAGAGATTCTGTGTTATGCCATCCGGAACAGCGAAGCCTATGTTGCTGGCTTCGGTGAAGGTGCTGAGTGGTGCGTTCTCTTTGGAGTTGAGTACATAGAGCCCGGCATCGGCACGATCTGGATGGTCTGCACAGAAGGCATCAAGGGCCGTACTATCTCTATCCTTAGAGAAGCACGCCACTGGATTACGTACTGGAAACATCAATATGGTCTCCTCGCGAACTACGTGGAGACTCGCAATTACATGGCCGTCGCTTGGCTGGCTCTCCTAGGTGCCCAATTCGGCGGCCCGGAGTTCCGCAACGGCGTTCGTGTTCGCCTCTTCAACTTATAATAGGAGTTCCTCATGTGTGATCCCGCCACTGCCATAGCGGCGACTAGCCTCGCCTTAGGCGCTGGATCGGCGATTGCAAGCGCCAAGGCTCAGGACAAGCTGGCGAAGACAAACGCCGCTGATGCCATCAGAGCCCGAAACGAAGACTTCCGGGCGCTGGGACT